CTGCGATATCAATTAACGACTGCTCTAACGATGTTTCGTTAAGATCAGCTGCAGTTGATAGTTCATTTTTGAACGTTCCAGCAACGATTGGGTGAACAGCAGAACAAAGTTCTACTCCATCACCACCTGTGAAAGATGAGCTAAACGCNTTGTTTAACACATTTGCTGCTTTAACTTGTTTTGCGTTAGCCATAGATCTAGCTAATGCTTTTGTATATCTAGACGCAAGTCTGTCATACAAATTGTCTTCAATCGCTTCTTCTGTGATTGAGAACGCTAAAGCAAGCGTTTCGTGAGTGTATCTAGCAGTGAAAGATTCAGTAGCTGAATCAAAGTTTACGCTTGATCCTTCAGGTTTAACTGAAGCATTTGCGAAACCAGATAACATTACCTCTTCTTCAAAAGCTCTATCAGAATTTTCGACATCGAAAATCTGAGTGTGCTCATCTGCATAGTTCTTATATTCCAAGCCGAATAGTGCATTCAAACCTGGCTCTAGTTCTTTAACTAGTTGTGCTCTTGATATTGCCATAATAATACTCCTATTCTATTATACGCCTGTTGTTAATTTAAAGACATGTTCACCAGTGTTGAACACAACATATGCATTTGCATTTGCTGTAGCTTCGTCACTGTTGTCNGGGTCTTTTGATATACCGATTTGTTTAAAACCGCCTGATGTGCCTGAAGTAGACGTGTCTAACTCAGAAGTCGATTGACCAGTAATAGCAGATCCTGCTACTCCTGTAAAATCAAAAGCTGAATTATTCATCGCCGCTGTTCCAGTACCATCATGTTGTACTTCATAAATGATATTTGGATCTGCATGCACTGTAGCTACTATATCTGCTGCCGCTACTTGTGTATAGGAAGCTTTAAACGTAGGTTTACTTGTTGTCGGGTCAGTAAAAAAACAACCACCGAATACACCCAATTGTTGTGTGTCTCCCGCTGCTGCTGCTTCAATACCACCGCCTGCTACTGCTTCAACGACTTGTCCAGTAAAAATGGACGCCGAGGCGTTGTTAGCAATCGCATATTCTTCTGCTCTGATTAGTCCACCAGACAAGTGTCTTGTCGGTTTGAAACCAAAAGCTGCATCTTTATTTGCCATATTGTTTTCCTTATTCTGTTCACGAGTTTAAGCGTGAACGGGTTAATTGTTAATTCGTTGGTAGGGATTAACCCGAGAATTGTTAAAAAATTAACTTTTCTTTGTACCACCGAAGGTTACACGAGTCTGTCGATCATTATTAATCGGCATACTTGGATGCTGTTCCTTCATAAGGTCGTTGTCTATTGCGTCGTTCTTATCTTGAACTTGTTTTGCAAAGTATTCTTTTCGCGACTCAACGATCTCATCTGGTATCTTGGCCAGCAACAAGCCACCAACTCCGATTACTCCCTGATATTTTCCAGTCTGGATAGTTGGATAATTACTATCTGGATGTTCATCAGCTCTCACTAATTCGTATCCTGATCTTAACTTAGCTGACATGTTTGATGTATCATCAAATCCCATGCTTTCAGCTCTTATCCACCTATGTTTAAACCCGTCTGGTGCAGGGGGTGCATCTAAAGATGATGGTGGAGTCCATACTTTTGGTCTTTCTGTTTTAGACCTAGTTTGACTCGCACGTGAGGTTTTTATTTTGTTATCTTCCATATGCTATTTTCCTTCCGTGATTTTTAATTGTTTCGCATACTCTTCTAATGGCACACCTAATTTTTTAGCAATTGCTACTTGAGACGATGTGAGTCTCATAGTTTTGCGACCTGGTCTTGCACTTCGCGTTGCCGACGCTACTGTTTGTGCTGGTTTGGTCGTAACCGTTTTATCCTTTGTACCAAATTTATGGGGAAAGTCAATAGCCATACGCTTATCAACTTCTGCATAATATTCGTCTGAATTAGGGTCATATCCCTCTTGTTCAGTAAGTACTTTATGTAAATCAAACGCTGTATACGTCATTGCATTGTCTGATCCAAACCAAGGGTTTTTTTCAGCCCATGCTTCAGCTTTTGGATCTGGTCTTGATTGAGCAACAGGTGGTGTTGGAGTTCTAACAACCTGTTCTTTTGCTTCAGATTGTCTTTCCTTCATAGCATTTACTCTTGCTTCATCAATACCAAGTCTAGCTATTTCTTTTTGTGCATCAACTTCTGCATTAATATCACCAGCTTCTCTTGCACCTGCAAGTTTTGCTTTTGCTGCTTCTAGTCCAGAGGTTACTCTATTTTCCAAAGCGTTAACATAATTTGGTTCCATCTTTGAAAATCTTGTTTTTAATTGTGTGTGTTCTTGCTGAACAGTTTTAGCATACTCTAAAGCAGCTTCTCTTTGTCTCTCTGCTTCACGCCATTTCTTAGTTAGTTTAGCAATTCTTTTTTGAACACCTTCACTGTATTCTTCTAATTCTGGTTTTTTTTCTTCTTCCTTAGTCTCTTGTTCCTTGTCTCCTGCTTCTTGTTTATCTTCTACAACTTCAATCTTTTCTTCTTGAACTTGTTCGACTGCCTCAGTTTTTTTCTCCTCTGATATATCTACATCTACTTCAGGTCCTGAAGTATCTATATCTACCATCGGTTCTTTTTTCTTTGCTTCTTCTGTATCTGGCATAGTTTCTCCTTAATTGTTAAATGTTATGAAGTACGGATTCAGGATTGTCTATGGTTCCTAAAACCTCGTCATCGTTTAATAAACGAACTTCTCCGCCTTCGATGGGTAATCGTGATCCTGCGTATCTTGCAAAAATAACCCACTCGCCTTTTTTGCACCACGGTCCTGTTGGATATTTTTCTTTGTCATGATAGGCCAACGGTCCTAACTTGATTACATAACCACAGTTAGTGGCTATACGTAATTTTTCTAATGATTCTTGTGCTATGATAATACCACCTTTAGTTTTTTCTTTTGGTGTAAAAGGTAAAACTAAAATTCTCCAGCCACTAGGTTCAGGCAACTGGTCTCTTTGATCTTCAATTGTTTCTGGATCTAAATGTTTTTTATCTTCTGTAAGATCTGATGCTGCTTGGTATTTTTCTTCTAAAGCATTTTTATGCTTTGGTATCTCGGTCGATGTTGATAACGGTTCCTTGCTCATTTTTTTGCTCCTTCTGTTCTAGCAGGCTAGAGATTTCCTGTAATACGTACTGATATGTACGCGCTTGTCCTAACATATATTGGTATTTTTCCATATTGTCAACCCCTCCACTTATCATAGCGTCACCTACTCTTTGGAGGTTGTCTTGCATTATTTTTTGCAATTTAGATACTAAAACTAATGGATCCACTAACAATCCCACTTTCGTAGTGATTTGTTTATTCTTGAATCTGGATCTCTTGCTGTTTTAGCTGAAGTCAATTTAGCTTTCATACCTTTCATTCTTGCGCAAAACGATTTACGTCTTGGATTCGTTTTTGATTTCGTAGGTGCTTTTAACGTGCCTCCTTTGTAGCTGTCTCGGCCTTTTTGATTTAAGCCGCCCGACTCGGACTTACCTTCTTTTCTAGTCCACGCTGCACTTCCGCCTCCGTTAAAATGTGTTCTCATTACGCTGTTTTTTTCTTATCTTTTTTCTTAGGTTTGTCAGCTGTTTTAGCTGATTGTTTTAAAGCTTTGTCAGTTACAGAACCTTTTCCTGGTTTGCTTCTTCCTTCTGCTTTAGCTTTATTCATGTAGTAGTAAAGCCCTTTTCTAGCTTTTGTTCCATCTTTTTTTGTATGAAATTTATCACTATCTTTTGCCATTATTTATCTCCTTTCTTTATTTATTTTTAAATTCTTGCAGTTTATCTATTGATTTATTTAATCTTTTAATACCTGCACCCATTTTAAAATCTCTTGTTTTCTTTTGACCCGTTGTAGGTTTCATACCTGTTATTGTGTCATCAGTTTTTGAAAAAGCTTTTTTTATTTTTTTTCCAATAGCAGGAGCGTTTTTAAAAGCATTATATAAAAAACTCATTAAACTTTCCCACCTTTTTTTAACATAGCTCTTCCACCACCTTTATAAGCTATACCGCCACCCATAAATTTAGATGGTTT